TTGTGGGCGTTCTCTGTTCCGACGTAGTTCTGCTCCAACCATTCACGGTTGCGCTTCACTTCCTCGACATTGCTGTTCTTCATCGAGAAGATGATGCCGGTGTGGGCAGAGTTCTCGAAGAACCTCTCGTTGAACTTCATTGCGAACAGGTCAGAAGCGACCGTCAGTTCGAGCGATGAGAGCAGCGAAAGTCCGCGAATGTCATTGTCGGGGTCATCAAACTTGAAGTGGATGACCTGTTCCGTTTCGTACTCGATAGCCTCGTCGGACTCAGCGATTGGACCGTAGCGCCAACCTACCAACTGGCCGCTCTGCGTCTTCTCGTCCATGTACCGTGGGTGCAGGCGACGAGCAGAGAGCGGAGCGTCCCGGCCATCCTGAATGATGAGCCAGAACCCCTCACCGAAAATCAGCAAGTCCTTGTAGGTCAAACGGAGCAACTGGCTGCCGTTAGACTTACGGAAGAACATTCGCAGCGTCTCAACCTTGTCCTCGATTGTAGGCTCGTCTGGCTCAGTTGGAACGAACTTGTACCCGTTGGCGACTGCGACCTTGGCAATCTTCTCAACGCCAGCACGCACCGTTGGGTGCTGCTTGAACATTTCGTAGTACGTGGCGTAGCGAGCCTTGCGCGAGCGGTCAATGACGAGAGCCTCTCCACTGCGAGTGACGCCCAACACGGAGAAGTTAGGGATGACCCCCGGAACGGGCTGGCTGACCTGCGCCTTTTGAGTTGTGGCCTTAGCCCTTCTTGTTGCCATTGTCGTCCTTACGGATGTAGAATGTCCATGTGCACGAAAGACCCTGCGGCTCGTGGACCTTGACACTCCATGAGTTCTTACTCATGCTGAACCCCGCGACATCACCGCGCTCGATGGCGCGACGGACCCTGCGAAGGGCTGTCTTCACAAACGGGTTGAGTTCTGTCTTGCTGACTAGACGGTCGAGTTCTCGTGTATCCATCCTAGACTGTCTCCGGTCCTTCCTTGGCGTCCCACCTTACGGTGTTTCCGCACTTGCGGCAAGGGCCTTCGACAGAGCCACGGATGATGCGATATAGGTCACGGTGCTTGATGGCGATACGCTCGCCAGTGGCATCTGCGTACCCAAAGAGGGTACCGCATGTGCACCTGACCGCAACTGGCCTGTTCTGCATGGCTCTTGGCCCTCTCTATCCGCCGATGAAGGCGATACGGGGAGCGACACGACCCTCTCCGTACATTGCCAGCATCAACGACCAGAAGTAGTCGTCGTGCCCGCTGCCTTCGGCTGCGAACTTGTAGAAGTTGGCTTCCGTCTTGGTGCGGCGGATGCCATGGATTTGACGGCGCAAGTCACCGATATTCGGCCAACTTACACGCCCGACCTGCATGTCCCCCTTGAACTGCGTTGCCCAACGCTCTTTCTTGGCGTTGGTGAACACAATGCCTTCGATGTTGGCATGCGGGATGAGCCTCTTTGCATCCTCCACAAACGTCGCACCCACGCCGGTCTGGTCGATGCTGACACGGTTTGGCTTGACGGCTGCGATGAGGTTCTGCAAGTAGGCGAACTGCTCGTTATACGGCTCCTGCGTTGGTCTGGTGAACAGAACCTTCTTCTGGTCGTCGTTGTGCTCGACAACCGTGAAGACGGTCTGGTCGCGTTCCTTAGCCAAGTCTACGCCGATGCTCAGGTAGCCAGCGGCGTCGTATGACGGACGCCACTCCTTCCAGATTTGCGCATCGTTGTCGGTGCAGTTGACAATCAGGTCCCAAGTGAAGTACGCTGTAGCCTCGTCAGCAAACGACGCCTCGTACTCAGTCTGGAACCCGATTAGGTCCCCACCGAAGCCGTTGAAGATGATGCGGAGTTTGTCAGTGCCGTATTTGAGGACTCGTTCCTCTGAGCCCTCAACCTCTGCAGCCAGAGCCAGTGCTTCCTCGTAGAGTTCCGGCTTGACCATTGCAGAGCACTCCCACCACGGTACTGCGTGGCGACTGTACTCCGGGTATGCTTGTTCATTCGAGAAGATGTCGTAGAACAGACCAGACTGGCCCAGCGGGGTGCTGATGATGGTCAGGCGGCTGTTTCCCCTTGTGATAGCAGGCATTGCTGCACGGTACAACTTGTTTGCGTCCCTGATGTGCGCAAACTCATCGAAGTACACGTCCTTGCGGCCTCCGCGAACGGCGGAAGACGCTGGCTGGCTGATGATGACCGATGTGGATGGCGGGCGGTGAAACGAGATTTCCGTGTCAGCGTCCGTCCAGAGCACCGGCTTCAACTGCGGCTTCGACTCCTTGAAGTCATCCGGAATGCTGTGGTACAGGTTCCGGGCAATCTCAATCTTGTCGGAGGCTTCCTTCTGGTTGATGGAAATGATGTTGGCCCTGTACGCCTGCCGTACAGACGCAGCGTGCACGACCTCGCCAGAGAGGATTGTCGAGAAGCCAATCTGGCGTGACTTGTTCACGATGCGGAAGAAGGACTGGTCGTTGAGGTATCTAATCTGATACGGTTCGAGCCGGAATGGCCCCCCGTCCAGTTCCGTCAGCGTCTCCAACCATAGAGCCGGGTACGCCGCCAACAAGGATGCCCAATCTTCCGCCTGCAAGGAGTTGTCTGTCTGCAACAATCTTCAAAAGCGGCTGCTCGCCGTCCTTCTCCGGTTCCTTGTTCTTCTCCACCTGATGACGGAGCCCAAGGAGGGAGTTCAACACCTTTAGGCGTTCTGTAACGTCCCTGCGGAAGACGACCTTCTTGGTGGTGCCAAGGACTTCGCCAGTCTCAGGGTCTAGTTCGAGTTCCTCTTGGCCGTCCATTTCCTCGACCAGCGCAGGGTGGAGGTTCCTGCCCAGCAGGAGAATGAGGATGTCGAGTTCCCGCTCAGTCGAAACAGACTCGCCGCCCTTGACGACCTTCTTCAAATACTCGTAGTGCTCCGGTGGGATTTGCCCCTCGAAGCGGATGAGCAACTGCTCAGCGAGTTCTGTCGGTACCAGCGACTTAGACCTGTTCTTGGAGCCCTTCGGCCTGCCGCGACTGCGCTTCTCTCCCGCAAGATTGCGCGTGCGGCTTACGGCTCCCGTCTTCTTGCTGCCCTCTGTGGAGCGCAAGCCGGTCCTGCTATTGGCATGACGCGGCTCAGTGTCTACAATCATCGCTCTCTCGTGGAATACAAACGCCCCCCGCCTCCGGCAAGGGAGACAGAGGGCTCGTATAGTGGCTGGCCCGCTAGGACTCGAACCTAGACCGGAGTGCTTCAAAGGCACCAATCCTGCGTTAGACGACAGGCCAATGGAGAGTCTGATGGGACTCGAACCCACATAGTCGGACGGGTAAAAGCCGTCTGGTCGCCGTTGACCTACACAGACCCATGGTGCTGCCAGTGGGCTTCGAACCCACGACAACCGGTGTTTCAAGCCGGTACTCTACCAGACTGAGTTACAGCAGCATGTAGCCGGTTTAGGGAGTCCCAGCAGACGCCGACCTTTCGGTCACGCCCCGCAACAGACCCGCCCAAAGGTCAGAACTGTCGCCCCTCCACCATCACCGGGTTCGAGTTTCCCGGTGTACAGGCTTATACATCGACGGTTTAGGTTTAACGTCCAGACCCCAGCCGACAAACGGACTCATATAGTGGAGCCTCCGCACGGATTTGAACCGTGATAACCACCTTACAAGAGTGGCGTCCTGCCGTTAAACGACAGAGGCTTGGCGCTTCCTACGGGACTCGAACCCGCTGCCTTCGGATTGACAATCCGACATCCCTACCCGCAGACTGCGGAAGCATTGGTCCTCGCTGCTGGACTCGAACCAGCGGCCTTGGCGTTATCAGCACCCTGCACGCATACCTACCGTGCTCAACGAGGTTTGGTACCGCAAGCGGGGCTCGAACCCGCGACCTTCTACTTGGCAAGCAGACGCACTAGCCTACTGTGCTACTGCGGTATTGGAGAGGGCGATGGGAGTCGAACCCACGTACTAGACGGGTAAGAGCCGTCGCCATAACCGGCATTGGTGACGCCCCCATTGGTACTGATGGTGAGACTCGAACTCACACTGAACAGGCTCTCAACCTGACCCCTCTGCCTATTGGGGTACACCAGTATTGGCTCTAGCGGGAGGACTCGAACCTCCAAGCATGACGGTTAACAGCCGCCCGTTCTACCATTGAACTACACTAGAATGGCACCGCAGAGAGGACTCGAACCCCCAACCTAAACGTTCGTAGCGTTTTGCACTAATCCATTGTGCTACTGCGGTATGGTCACACCCGCGAGACTCGAACTCGCACTGTACACGGTCTGAACGTGCTCCCTCTGCCATTTGGGGTACGGTGTGATTGGTAGCGTCTGAGGGGCTCGAACCCTCACTCGCCTGCTTGAAAGGCAGGTGCCTTAGTCCTTTTTGGCCAAGACGCCATGGCAACGGCTCATGGACTCGAACCACGATTGACGGGTTCAGAGCCCGCCGTCCTACCATTGAACGAAACCGTTATGTGTGTTGAGATTGACTGTAAGCCCCGTCCTGTATCCCCGTGGTTCAGGCGACTTTCGTCTCCCACAACTGGCGACTGACATCCAACTTGGTCGGCTGTTACCAGACGACTCTTTTCGTCACCCGGCACCGTGGCGTTGCTCCCCGATAGGTGCCTGACTTTCTCCACGTACAGATTGCCCGTTTCACTCCGCTCTCGCGGCATCGTCACTGTTGCTCTAATGCGCGGGTCACCCCGGAAGGCCGTTAGCCTCTACGCTGCAACTAGGAGCGGGGACTTTCCTCACCGTAGCGCGTCAGTCCATCAATCTCTGGCGATATGCTACCACAGGCTGTGGTGCTTGTCAACTCGATTTGGTAGCCCCGGTAAGACTCGAACTTACACTGGACCGGGTTTGAGCCGGTTTCCTCTGCCGTTGGGATACGGAGCCATTGGTACCCATGGTAGGACTCGAACCTACGACAAGTTGGATGTAAGCCAACTGTTCTTGCCGCTGAACTACACGGGCATGGTGCACGTTACTGGACTCGAACCAGTGACCTTCTCCATGTCAAGGAGACGCTCTCGCCGCTGAGACTAAACATGCATTGGGGTGAACGGTGGGACTCGAACCCACTTGGGCTGGCTTCACAGGCCAGTGCCTCGACCACTTTGGCTGTCGAACACCATTGGAGCAACATGAGGGACTCGAACCCTCGTACACCTGCTTGGAAGGCAGAGACACAGCCTCTATGTCAATGTTGCATTGGTACCACTTACGGGAGTCGAACCCGTGTCGGTTGGTTGAGGGCCAACTATCCTAGACCGCTAGACGAAAGTGACATGGAGCCATCGCTGAGACTCGAACTCAGAACCTCGTTCTTACCAAGAACGTGCACTGCCTTTGTGCTACGAAGGCATGGAGCCAAGCCACGGACTCGAACCGTGAACCTACGCTTTACGAAAGCGTTGCACTACCATTGTGCTAGCAAGGCTTGGTGGGGACGGCAGGACTCGAACCTGCATAGCCCGAAGGCGGCTGTTTTACAGACAGGCGATTTACCCAATTTACCATCGGCCCCATTGGCAGAGGTTCAGGGACTCGAACCCTGAGTCGCAGTTTTGGAGACTGCTGGTTTATCCATTAACCGAAACCTCTATTGGTGGAGATACAGGGACTCGAACCCTGAACCTAATGCTTGCAAAGCACTTGCGCTCCCATTGCGCCATATCCCCATGTAGTGATGTAAAGTACCACAAGACTACCGATGCTGTCAACCGGCTAAGCGCGCCGCGCCCGTTGATGCTGAACTGCACGGTGGCAGACATATAGTGGCGGAAGTTGTAGGAGTCGAACCCACACGGCCTTTCAGCCATCACGCTTTTCAAGAGCGATAAGCACGCCTATGCGAACTTCCATGGCCTCTCGTAAGGGACTCGAACCCCTGACCTTGGCGTTAGGACCGCCCTGCACTATTCCACTGTGCTAACGAGAGTTGGCACGACTGACAGGACTCGAACCTGCGTGCGCGGGGCTTAGAAGACCCCCGTTCATCCACTGAACTACAGTCGTATGGAGGCTCCTGTCGGAGTCGAACCGACGCACATGCGTTTTGCGGACGCTGCCCTTTCCCGCTTGGGTAAGGAGCCATGGCGGAAACGTAGGGACTCGAACCCTAAACGCCTTTCAGCGCGCCTGTTTAGCAAACAGGTTCCTCGACCATTCGGGTCGTTTCCATGTCCCGGTTTGGGAACCGCCAAGACGGAACCCCATACGCCACCACCGGAAGGTGCAATGTGGTGCGGAGGGAGGGGGGCTGCGAGCCGAGCGGGTGGCGAGCCTCCCCATCCTCCCTGACGATTGTTTGGTTGCAGCCGGGAGAGTCGCACTCCTAAAGGTCGGGCTTATGAGGCCCACCGGGCTCTGGCCATAACGACTGCTATGGTCTGAGTAGAAGGACTCGAACCCTCGTTACGTGGCCCCAAACCACGAGCGCAACCCCTACGCCATACTCAGATGAGTGAGACGGATATTACCACGGATAGTGGTAGTCTTGCAACTGTTACTTTCCTTCGAGTTTCCTGTGCCTCCACATGAAGTACAGTCTGGAGCCAAAGCGGGCATGAATTGCGAACAAGGCCCACAGCGCGAGCCGCTCCGCAACACGCTGGACGCTCACCCCGATATCTGGACTGCTGAGGATGACTTGCGTTACACCAAGAGGAATGAGGAACGACCACCCAAGAACGATAAGCGTGGGGAGGGTGGGCGTGTAGCCACACTTCGTAGCACAAGCCAAATAGACGCCCATTCCGATGCCACCGGCAATGACCGCGATGACGGTGGCGACATTGATGATGAGGAATGTGTCTTCCATGACTACTTCCTGATGCCAGCGTCCACAAGGCGACGGAGCAGGTCAAGGTTCTCGACGGTGAGTTCGCGAACCTGCTTGGTGAGGTCTTCTACCTTTTCTTCAAGGTTCTGGTTCTTGGCCGTCAATTGAACGACTGTCTTTTCAAGTTCGGTGATGCGTGTGCCGAGTGCCTTGTTCATGCCTTCCAACGTATCTTGGTAGGCTTCCTGAGCCTCACTCAGACCCGACTTTCTGTTCAGGAAGAAGCCGATACCCTGAACGATGACAGCACTAATAGCGCCGACGACGCCGACAATAATGACTTCCATGCCCAACTCACCAATGAATACCGCCAGAGTAGAGGTTTGGTAGAAGGCGGGCGCTTGTTCCGGCCTCCGGCGTAACCGTTCAAATGCACGCGAGGAACGCGGATGCTAGACCCCGCCAAACAGGGACACACAATAGTCCCTACTATATAAGGCGAGTTGAGAGGCTATTTGCCCGAAATCTCGTCCCACCAGCGTCCAACGGGAGCGAAACACGGGCCGGGGCAGCCGTACCACCCCGACACCTTGTTCACCGCCATCTGCAGCCAGTCAGGCTCAGCGGATGGCTCGTCGTTCAAAGGCAATGTCGTCTTTGACATCGGTGAATACCTCCGGGTACAGTTCGTAAAGGGCGTCGAAGATTTGCTGCGCCACGACCTGCATTTCAGGTTGTGCAGACGGGTGAGTGCGGAGCCTGCAGAAGTGACGCCACTCTCGCAGGTTTGCCTTCATGATGATGCGCGTTCTGGTACCGTTAGGGAGTACGTAGCGGGCCAGTTGGCTCTTGACTCCCAGCGTCTTCAACTTCTTGTAGGCCACGAGCGCATCCTCGTAGGCTTCCTCTAGGATAAGCCTCTCAGTCGGT